GCCGACGCAGCGGGAAATCTTAATATTTCCGCAGAGCAGACGGCTACGGGAGCAACTATTACCATAACAGACAGAGAGGGCGTGCAAACAAGCGTACATATTGACACTCTTACAGCTATTAAGACCTGGGAAGATGTTAAAAACGCTGTACGCCTCGGACTCGGAGCTACACTTTTTCCCGTTGGTTATGAGTTTACTACGGAGGACTCTGTTACGGGAGCGGTTATTACCTGGGTTGTAAGAGGACATAACCACCACACCGCAGCAAATAAAAAGCTAACTCATACAATGACGCTCGAGGCTAAATATGTTTACGGCACCGCAGCAGGCACCTATAAAACCCTTGTATTTGACGCATACGAGGCACTTTATTACGCCGCCGAGGAACTGCCTGCAGGTACCTATAATTTTATTTTGGACTACACAACCTCAAATGTAGTTAGCGGCACATATCAGTTTACGCTTACAAAAGCCGTCCCTGCGGGAGGGCAAATTGTACTCGGTACAAATTCAAATAGCAACGCTATTACAAGCTGCAAAATAGCAACATACGACACAATAGCGGGTACATCTGCTATCGAAAGTGGCATTGTCGTTACAGAGGGCTCCGAGGGAGTAAACCTCGGCACAATCAAATCGACCTCGGCAACGAGCGAAAACCTTAATTGTGCACAACGCATTTTGTGGGGCTCTAACAACTACGCGCAGAGCGCGGCTCGTCAATGGCTTAACAGCGACGCAGCAGCGGGCGCAGTATGGGCTCCTACAAATAAATTTGACCGTCGCCCCTCTTGGGCTACAAGCTACAGCGGCTTTATGCTCGGTTTGCCTGCTGAATTTTTGGCAGCGGTGCAGCCTGCGGCTATTCCTTGCCGCACAAACTCGGTTTTTGAGGTAAACAGCCTTGACGGTACCGAGTACACCGTAAACCAGGTATACACATTAAAGGACAGATTTTTCTTGCTTTCTCGTCCCGAAATATACGGCACCTGGGACAGCGCAACCTATAAAGACGGCGAGCTGTTGGAATTTTACGAGGGTTTAACAAATGCCGAGCGTATCAAATACGACGCGGCGGGCTCGCCGCGTAATTGTTGGCTCCGCTCTCCTTACCCTGGCGACGCGCACAGCGAGCGCATTGTGGATACCTCGGGCGCGATTGACACCATCGGCGCGATTGTTGGTTACGGAGTCGCCCCCGCTTGTATAATCGCATAATCGACAATCCGCCTCGGTAGAGGCGGTTAAAAGGAGGTTTTAATATGAGTGTTAGAAAAGGCGACAGAGGCGAGGGCAAGCTGCAAGTATTAAATAAAGCGCGGGAGCTTAAAAATTATTCTTTAAGTCAATTAAAGAATGATAAACACTTTCCAAAGAGCACCCGTTGGCTGTATGCAGCTCCGATAGCTGCGGAGGTACGCGAGGCTTGTATTTGCATACGGCACGCAAACTCGGTATATGTAACAAATGCCGAGGAATACAACTACCGCCGTATGGAGCAAGTCAAAGCGCATGCGCACCTTGACGCTCTATTAGACCTTATCGACGACGCATACGGAGCGGGCTATATTTCGGGCGATAAAGTGGAGTTTTGGACGGGGTTAATACTCAAGACAGACGACCTCTTAAAAGCCTGGATAAAGTCCGACAAGGAAAAGTACAAAGAAATGTAGGGCAGTTGCTATATGTTCGGCTCGCCGCGTAATTGTTGGCTCCGCTCTCCTAACCCTGGCAACGCTAACAACGAGCGCAATGTGAATACCTCGGGCGCGATTGACAACAACAACGCGATTAATGGTAACGGAGTCGCCCCCGATTGTGAGAAAAGCCCGTTTTCAAGTAGTCGAAAGACCAAAGCAGCGCAGCTCACACAAGGAGCGACTGTCCTACCTCCGCAAAGGAGGGAATATTGCGGGCGACAAAGGTACCTTACGGGGTAGTCCTTTTTATGCGTCCGCTTTTTAATATGTCTTATAATCAAGTTATATCTTTTGACAACCTCTACAAGGGGTTAAAACAAAGCTGCCGTAATATCCGTTGGAAAGATAGTACCGTAGGCTATGAAGGCAACGCCTTAAAGAATACTTACCGCTTGAGAGAAAGCCTCTTAAACGGCAAATATAGCATAGATAGGTACCAACACTTTACCATATACGAGCCGAAACGACGGGAAATTGTAGCAACTCGCTTAAAAGACCGACAATTTCAACGCTCGCTATGTGATAACGGGCTCTACGAGCAGATAACAAAGTCTTTTATAACCGATAATTGCGCCTGCCTGCGCGGGCGCGGAGTCGATTATACATTAAACCGTATGACGGCACATCTACGCCGTTATTATAAAGCTCACGGCTGCGACGGGTGGGTGCTTAAATGTGATATACACCATTATTTCCCGAGTATACGCCACGATATAGCAAAGGCTGCAATATGTAAGCGCGTTACTGACGCGCAAATAGCGGCTCGTGCCTGCGAAATTGTAGACTCTTTCGGCGGCGATACGGGTATCGGGCTCGGCTCCCAGGTATCGCAGCTCGTAGCTCTTGCTGTACTCGACGACCTCGACCACTTTATAAAAGAGCGGCTCCGAGTAAAGCATTATATACGGTATATGGACGACTTTGTGTTAGTCCACCAGGACAAGGAATTTTTGCAGCATTGCCGCGCAGAGATAGAAAAGCAAGTAAACGCTATCGGGCTACAGCTCAACGGCAAAACCTCGCTTTATCCACTCCGCCAGGGCGTAAAGCTGCTGCAATGGCGTTTTATCGTTACCGACTCGGGAGCGATTATACGCAAAATGGATAAAAAGAAACAAGGAAAGCAACGCCGAAAGCTCAAAAAGCTATATGCCAAAGAGCAAAGCGGCGACTATGCGCCAGGCACTACGCGCGAGTCGCTCGTTTCTTGGCTTGCAAATGCAGCTCGCGGGAATACATACCACGAGCGGCGTAAAATGATTAAATTCTATAAGGAATTGGAGGGCTCAAACCGTGAACAACAATTACCACAAACGCCTCGCCCAGGTTGAGGCAATGGCGGCAGCTAAAAAAGCAGAACTCGAGGAAACATTAAAAGCGGCATACGCCGCCGCTTGTGAGGAGCGTAACGAGGAGGAGGCGGCAGCACTTGCCCGCAAAATTCGTAATAAGCTGCTCGACAACAGCGACGCGCAAATGTCCCTTGACCGCCTCGGGCTCGACCTCTCCTCTGCGACAAAGTTTATTACCTCGCTTTCAAAAATATTCAAGGGAGCTTGGGCGGAGTATCGCCAGGCATTAAGGGACTTGCCTACACAAGCAGGCTTTCCCTTTGATGTAAAATTTCCAATACCTCCCGACAGCGAGGAGGGCTCCGAAAATGAGCTTACTTGAGGTTATAGAGAGGCTCTGCACAGTAACTCGCTTGCAGGCTGATATTATCCAAAAGCAGGCGGAAATTATCGAGCAGGCTAAAATCGCATACAGCACCGACGAGGAATTGCAGCAAATGCGCAGCACAGCCGCCGCCGAGCTCGAAACAATCGGCAAAGAATACAATTAAGGAGTAACGCTATGTATTTAGAAACCTTTATAAAATGGCTCATTCCTTTTTTATGCGGCGGGGTTGTTTCTCTTGGCGGGGTTGTTGTTTCCAAACTCAAGCTCGGCAAAAAGAAACAAGACGCGGTAGAGTTAGGCTTGCAATGCCTCCTCCGCGCCGAAATTATCCGACAATATGAAAAATGGAGCGAGAAAAAGTATTGCCCTATTTACGCAAAAGAGGCGTTAAAGAGGGCATACGATAGCTACCACACCTTGGGCGGTAATGATGTTGCTACGGGACTTTATGAGGAAACTATGGAGCTACCCGAGCACAAACCCGAGGAGGCGTAGCTATGGCAGGCAAAAAGAAAATAGAATTTTCAAAGGTTATTTGTATCGGCGTTATTTTGGTTGATATTGCCGTTACAGCCTTTGCGCTGTATATGATTTATAAAACGGGCGACTTATCGCCGCTCGCTTATGTGATACCCTCGACGGCGGGAGCGGCAGCAACCGCTCTCGGCTTTTATTATTCAAAAGCAAAAGCGGAGAACAAAATTAAACTTATGCAGCAGTACGGAGTAACACCCGACAAGGAAACTTTCGAGAACATCAATAACAATTATTAAGGAGCTGAAATTATGAAGAATGTTAGCAAAGAAACGATAGCAAGGACAATTATACTCGCTGTCGCTCTTATCAATCAAATTTTAGTCGTTTTAGGCATTAACCCTCTGCCCTTTGCAGAGGAGGAACTGTATAACATTATTTCCACTATCGCAACGGCTGCGGCTGCTTTGTGGACTTGGTGGAAAAATAACAGCTTTTCTCCCGAGGCTATCCAGGCAGACAAGTACCTAAACGAGCTCAAAACGGGAGATATTCAGTATACGGAGGAGTAAATTATGCAGATTAAAGAAACTCTATGCACAAATAACCCTTGCTATAAGCAGGGGCGCGCAATTACTGTAAAAGGACTTATGCTCCATAGCGTAGGCTGCCCGCAGCCGTCCGCTCTTGTTTTCGTTAATAATTGGAATAAGAGCACATACGACAGAGCTTGCGTACACGCTTTTATAGACGCTAATACGGGCGTAGTTTATAAGTGCCTACCCTGGAACTTTAGAGGCTGGCACGGCGGCGGCAGCTCAAATAATACGCATATCGGCGTAGAAATGTGCGAGCCCTCGCAGATTAAATACACGGGCGGCAGCTCCTTTACTTGCTCCGATATGGCGGCAGCAAAAGCAGCGGCAAAGCGTACATACGACGCAGCGGTAGAGCTTTTCGCTTTCCTTTGCAAGCAGTATAACCTTAACCCGCTTGCTGACGGTGTAATCGTTAGCCACAGAGAGGGACACGCTCGCGGTATCGCGTCTAATCACGGCGATTGTGAGCATTTATGGAACGGCTTAAAAATGGGCTACACTATGGACGGGTTTAGAAAAGCCGTAGCGGCTGCTATGGGTACCCAGGCGGCAAAGCCTGCGGAGCCCGCAAAGACTCTTTACAGAGTACAAACGGGAGCCTTTAGCAATAAGGCAAACGCTGCGACTCTTGAGGCAAAGCTGAAAGCTGCGGGCTTTGATACATATATCGTACAGAGCGGCGGCTATTACAAGGTACAAGTAGGCGCATACGGCGTAAAAGCAAACGCCGAGGCTATGGAAAAGAAACTCAAGGCAGCGGGCTACAGTACCTATATTACAACCGAAAGCGGCTCCGCTGTTTCGGCAGGCGTGCCCGCAAAGACCGTTGACGAAATCGCCCGCGAGGTTATAGCGGGAAAATGGGGCAGCGGCGCAGCTCGAAAAAACAAGCTCGAGGCAGCGGGGTACGACTACTCCGCCGTACAAAAGCGCGTAAACGAGCTGCTTAAATAGTCCTCCTTAAATTCACATAAAGAAAGGGCGGCGGGATAGCGGGAAACTGCGCCCGTCGCCTTTTCGCATTTCGAGAGGAGTTTTGCTATGGCTAAAAAAACAGAGGTAACATTTATAAGCACAAGTAAAGAGGTTAAAAAAACTATGGTAGGGCTATCAAAAACAGCTCTGCGAGCCTCGGGAAAAGTTGTCCGTAAATATCTGCGCTCGGCGGTACCTATACGCTCAAAGCGTTTCAAAAACCATATAGGCACCTGGGCTATGGTAGACTACTCTACGGGGCAGCCTCAATTACAAGTCGGCTTTTATTCCTGGCAGAGGGTAAAGAAAAAGGGCAAGCTACCCTCCCACGCCTCGCCGCATTGGGTAGAGTTTGGAGTAAACCCGCACCAAATACAGCCGCGTAATGCAAAGGTACTCGCTTATAATGATGTAATGTACGGACAGAAAGTACAGCACCCAGGTACGGGCGCAACAAATGTATTAAGAGATACCGTACAAAACAATATAGCCGAGATACGAGCGGCGCAAGAGCAATACCTCGCAGAGCTTACAAAGACTCTTGAGGAGGCGGGAGCAAAAGTCTACACGGGAGAGGACACCGACGAGGACGACTAAATATTAAAGGCAGGGGCTTTATAATAGCCTCTGCCTTTTTGTCGTTTATTTATATATTTTTATGTGCATAAGCACCGAAAGCCCTTGCCCCGAGCCCTCTACCTCCGCAACAGCAGCCGAGGCTTTATTGTTTCTATATGTGCCTCGCAGCTCATTTACGAAAGTATAATGTAAAAAGCCTATTTGGTGCCCTTTCTTTGTAAATACGCCGATAGTGTCGGGATATTCTTTTGTCGGAGCAGGCTTAAAAAATAAGTCCTCTCCCTTTTTTAATTTTGCAACATAACTCGCGCGGCTTGTGCCGTCGTTATTTAAGGCGTTGCACCCGTAAGCGCGCTTGTCAAATTCGGCTATAACCTCCGCAGGCTTTCTTGAAAACAAACCCATATAGAGCCCTCCTTAAAATAAAAATGCGTGTAGCCAATATCGTAGCTACACGCATAAAAAACGCAAGCTCCGATTTGCTACCACACAAAAATCTTTTTACACTATCGAAAATGCGAAAAGTAGAGCCTACATTTTTTGATGAAATGAGGCACTTTCAATAGTGTAACCATTATATAATTTTTGTGTGGTGCCTTAATTATACCATATAATTGTGAATTAGTAAATATTTTCCGCGAAAAAGTGCAAATATTTTTCAAAAAGGTATTGACATACTGCAAGCAGTATGATATAATAATATACAGAAAGGAGGTAATAAGCCTATGGAAAGTCAAGGCATAGAAAAAGCCCTGCAAGACCTGGCGAAAGCGTTACAGAATAACGACGCGGTGGAACGAGTCAAAGTTACTATAACACTTGTAAAGCCAAAGCCGAGCAAGGCAAAACCCGAGAGCAAATAAGCTCAAGGCAGAGAGAGGGCGAGCAATCGCCCCTCTCGTAAGTCCTATTATAGCATAGATATATATAAAAATCAATAGGAGGACGCTATGGTTATTGTAAAAGGCGAAAAAACCTACACCGTAACGGAGTCGGCTACAAAATGGACGGTAAAGACCGACAGCGGAAAGCTCGAGCTTGCCTTTGATGTTTCAAAGGATATTTGCGCAACAATAGACGAGCTGCGGGAGTATGTAACTACCAACGAATTATTTTAAGGAGGCGGCAGGCTATGGCAGAGAAAAGAAAAACTAAAACATCTACAGAGGTTAAAACTCGATATAATCAAAAAACTTATGATGTAATAGCGGTTAGAGTCCCTAAAGAAATGGCGGAGGCTTTCAAGGAAAAATGCGCAGCCGAGGGCGTGCCGCAGGCGCAAGTTATAAAAAAGGCTATTGAGGGCTTTTTAGCGTAG